GGTGGCCGCAATCCGCCAGCAGAGAGCACAGCAACAACAGCAGGCTCAGCAGCAACAGCAAATGGCTCAGAGCGCTGACATGCTATCCAAGCTCGGAAAAGTGCCAGCGGGCCCGGAAACACTGGCTGGCCAAGCTGTCCAGGGTATGCAAGACATGGCGGTCGAGGGAATGCAATAGGGTGTGCGCATCAAAAAATCACGAGGATTGACAATGAGCAAAGTTACAAGAGACCCGTTTGATAACTCCCAGCGAGAAAAGGACGAAGAAAAGAATCTTGAGTCATTCCGAAAGGAGGCTGACTTCCAAGAGGCTCTGATCAATGTCCTGAACACAAGAGACGGAATGACAGTGCTGAAACGAATTTTTGATGACAGCGGTTTCTTCTCCTCGGCATTCGATACGAATGCTTTGAACATGGCTCGCAAGGAAGGGAAACGGGAATTTGCACAACAGGTTTTTAACAACGTTCTCAAGTACGCCCCTGAAAAGATCGGCGAATTGAGACCTAAGGAAACGAAATGAGCGAAGGTACAGCAGCCGAAAATCAGACAAGCGAGGCTACAACCAACGGCACGCCTAATCCTGATTCTCAGGGTCAGCAGGGAGAATCCACGCTGATTGATGAAATCTCCAAGGCAACTCCTCCTCAAGAGGGACAGCAGTCTCAGGAGGAAGGAAAGACCGAAGAGAACAAAGAAGAGAAAAAGGAAGACAAGGCGCAAGAGACCGGCGGAGCTCCGGAGAAGTATGAAGATTTCAAGGCGCCGGAAGGCACAACCTTGGACGCAGAAGTCGTCAAAACTTTTTCAGAAGTCGCTAAGTCTCTGAATCTGCCTCAAGCCAAGGCCCAGGAAGTCATTGACAAGCTGGCGCCGAAGTTGGCTGAGCGACAGATTGAAGTGCTGAAACAGACCAATGCGACATGGAAAGATAAATCGCTCCATGACGCAGTGATCGGCGGCGACAACTGGAAGAACACAATCTTTTCAGCTCAACGAGCGCTTAAAGAGTTTCAGAACCCCGAAGGAGAGTTTACTGATCCGGATGTTTACGAACTGGCGACCTTTGCCGGTAATCATCCGGGCCTGATCAAAATCCTCAAACATTTTGGCGACAGCATGAGAGAGGACAAGACGGTTAGAGGCAGCTCCAATCGAACTCTCACTCCAGACGATATTTACGGTAAATAAAGGAGTTAAAAATGGCAGACGCATTCACTGGAATGACCCCTGTTACGCTTGCTGAATGGCAGGCTCTCGTACCCGAAGGCAACACTCAGATCAACATGATGATTCAGACCATTCGGGATTATCAGGCGTTCTTTGACCGTGCCACTTTAGTTCGTGGTAATGACGGCCAGGGCAAGAAGGGCCTTGTTGGAGAAAAGTATCCTGAAGGTCAGCTTGTCGGATTGAACGAAGGCTGGAGCGCATCCAATGCGGCTGGCCGTGCAGTTCGTTATCCGTCCTGTACAGCACGTGACCGTTCTGTTATTGCCAAGAACATGCTTGAAAAAATGCCTGACAAGGAGCGCAATGCTTTTCGCATGCGTACCGATCAGATGTTCATACGCGGCTTAACCCGTGGCATGGTCAAGCGTGTTTTCCAGGGCAACCCTGCAACAGACCCGCGTGATTGCATGGGTTTGGCAAATATCGTTCTTCCTGATCGTGATAATGGTGTTTGGAAGGATTCCATCATTGATGGTGGCGGCACAGGTACAAAACTGACCTCCATCTACTTCATTGACTGGGATCCGAATGAAATGACTTGTTTCTTCCCGCAGTATGGGGGAGCCGCCGGCGTGTCCATGGAAGCAATCAAAGAGCCCGTCTATGTTCCTGACGCGAACGGCAAAATGTATCCCGCATATGTCACTGAATTCGGATATGACCTGGGCGTTTACGCTGGCAATCCTGAAAAGATTGTGCGTATTGCTAACGTTGATCCGACCAAGATCACGACTGACAAGGGTGCAACAGATCTGCTTAAGAAGTTCGTTGAGGCTCGTCACCGCCTGAAGGCTGCTGACTTCCGTAATGTCGGTATTTACTGCACGGACCAGGTGGGCCTGATCTATGACCTTCAGTTGCTTGAAAAGACCAAGTACACACTTGAGTACAAGACTTTTGGTCAGCGTGAATCAATGCTCTCCTTTGGCGGTATTCCGATCTATCAGTACGGCACCGACGTTTTGCCGTCTACAGAATCCAAGATCACGATTTCTTAAGGGGATAAAAATGATCATTGACCAAAAGATGATGTTTTGTGAAAAGGCAGAGGCCAAAACCGCGATCACGTCTAATGTGCTCGATTTTGTTTCGGATCAGACCTCTCCTTACTTGAATGCTCATGGAATGGTACTCTGCATTTTGACACCGACAGCGATTGCCGGAACTTCCATCACATTCAAGCTTCAGGAATCCGCGGACAAGTCCACCTACACGGATGTCATGACCACGAAAGCGCTAACGGCCACAGACCTGAAACAGCCCTTGCTTATTTCACTGCCGCCGATTCATAAGCGTTATCTGAAGTTGGTTTCCACGCCGACATCAGTTACTGCCGGAACTATCACCGCCTTTATTGGCAATGACGTTCAGCTGGGTTCCCCGCTCCGCACGCAGGGAATTGAATTCCCCGCCGAAGCAGCGGCAAGTTCTAGTTAGTTAATTCTCAGTTGCGATTTCAGTAGTTGTTGAAAGATGAGGAGGGAGGCTTGAAAACCTCCCTTTTTTAATATGAATGAAGTGTCAATTTGCAATGCCGCTCTGAGTTACTTAGGGCAAAAGGGTACGATCACACGGATCAAACCACCTGAAGGAAATCCGAACGCCGAGGCTTGTGCTGAATACTATCCTCAGGCGCTCCGTTACTTACTGGAGGCGCACAACTGGGCTTTTGCGATCAGGCGCGTGAGACTGCCTGAATACAAGAAATATGACGCCGACTTGTATCAGTGGGCACACGGCTACCAAGTTCCCTCAGATTATTTGCGCACCGTTAAGGTCTATGAGAAAAGCTCACAGGTGGACGAGGCAGGAATTGATTTTGAAATCGAAACGCTCTCGGAAACAGGCTCATACATTCTCCTAACCGATTCTCCCGCTCCCATGCTTCGATACGTGGCCAGCGTCCAGAACGTGTCAATCATGCCGCAGTATTTCATTCAGGCCCTTGTTCTCCAGCTTGCTAGTTATCTGGCAGGCCCACTGATGAAAACTTCTATGGCGCAGCAGATGATCCAAATGGCCGCTCAAGCACTGGAGACTGCAAAGTATCAGGATTCTCGAAACTCTATCAGGGTCAAGCACGAATATTTAGCGCCACACCTGGCAGCACGGAGTATTTAAATGTCACTGAAAATCTATAAGCAGAGTATCGGAGGAGGTGAGATTTCTCCTTCGATGTACTCCAGGATCACGGATCCTTCATATTCTGCAGGGCTAGCCAAGTGCCGCAACATGATCGTGGAGCCTCAGGGCCCTGTAGTCCGCCGTCCTGGGTTTTCTATGGTGCGGGAAACGAAGTATCCAGACAGGAAATGCCGCCTAATCCCGTTCACGTTCTCGGCCACACAAACGATGATTCTTGAGTTTGGGCATCATTACGTCCGCTTTCACACGAACGGCTCCACACTGATGAACGGCAATGTCCCGTATGAAGTTGCCACGGATTATGACGAATCCGAACTCTTTGATATTGACTATGCTCAGAGCGTGGACATCATCACGTTGGTGCACTGCTCCCATCCTCCGAGAGAGTTGAGGCGTTATGGCGCCCTTGACTGGCGACTTGTGGACATCACTTTCAATACTTCGCTTACTCCCCCTACTGGCGTGACGGCTACACAGCACATTTTGGGCTCAGCGACATACAAAGACGGGTATGTCCGGAAGTACGTTGTGACCTCGTGCAATGTGGACAACACGGAGGAATCTAAAGCAAGCGCAGCGGCCTCGGTTATTTGTAACCCGTACGGTGATGGGGCTTATAACACCATCACATGGAACACTGTTGCAGGTGCCGATCATTACCGTGTTTACAGAGATAAAGGCGGTATTTATGGCTATATCGGAGAGACCCGCACCAACAGCATTGATGATGACAATATCGCGCCTGACAGCTCAATTACACCGCCAATCTATGACGATGTTTTCCTCACCAGTGGAGGCATCAGCGCGGCCACTGTATCCGTGCAGGGTTCAGGCTACACGGGGCCGAACGGTGAGCTTATAGGCGTATCGCTCCTGGAGAGTGAAACCTGGGTAGTGAAAGGCGAAGGCTTTGACTATGGCGGAAAATTCAAAGAAGCTCCGATGCTGGGCGCCTACTTCAACAGCAAA